CCATACGCACATTTCTTTTTCATGAGACGCAAATGTTACCATGCATGCAATATGAAAAAGCATGATAAACAGAGGCATCACTTCACAATAATACTTAAACCAAGTGAGTAGCTTTATGCTGTAGCCTCTACCTGCAAGGATAATGACGTTTATAATTTCGCTAACGTCCATGTCCTTAAACATTACTCTTGACAACTGTACAACACCGACTGATTGAACTAACCGATGGACTTCGTCTTTTTGTTCTTCTGTCATTGAAATACCTCCTTTTGTCTATAGTTAATTGTTCATAATTCGTTGATTTAAATTAAATGATGGTGCAAAGATACCCTTTTCCGCACAAAATTAACGAAAATGAGAATATTTTTGTGTTAATGTTTGCAAAATGTAACAATCTGTAAGTTTTTGCTAGCAAAAAGAAAGGCGGCTACATGTTGTAAACCGCCTTATCTTTTAGAATATATACGAAAGCCAATGGTAACGCTTCCTGCCTTCACGGTAAGTGAGGTTCTCCTGATTTGCATAAGCCTCCTGCTCATACGATATTGCACGGTAAGCCTTATGACTGTCTCTGAGGATAATCAACCTTACAAGCCATTCCATTACATACCATAGATAAAAGAACACATAAAGCATTTCCTTCATTTGCTCGGTATGTATCTGTTCATGATTGAGCGATACATCACTAATCGGTCTGTCTCTTCGTGTGAAGAGAACCCCGAAGAGGTTCACGTAAGTAAAACCTCTAGTGGGAATGAATCTGTTCTTTACTATCTTCATATCTTCATCTTTTAAATAATTGATATTAATAAATACGTAAGGAACACATCTGCGAACCCTGCTATCTCTAACCAATACCAAGGGTGGAACTTGATGCTGCCGATATACCAGAAGCTACTGGTCACCTTGAAGAAATCAATGACAACAAGGTAGATGGTGTATAGGAGAGCTATCACGAACGTTATCCACCAGCATACCGACAAGCACCAGCCCACACAACCTGCCGCAGCAACGATGGCTGCTGTCTTATGCACAGAATAGGCATCACGGTCGCAATAGTTCGGGGCAAAGCCTACGAAGCACAATCCCGCACAGCCAAGGAAGGCAAGAAACTGGATGCCCATGCCTGTATCGAGCAGGCAGATGAGCATAAGGAACGCCACCGCAACCATAATCAGCGAGAATATCCAACCCATATTGCGGGGTTTCTTGAAGGGAGCGATTTCGCTGCCCGTAGTAGACTGCAACTGATAATAGGTATCGCTCACCATATTAGGGATACCGAAGCGCAGAGCCATCAACAGTAGATAGCCTCCTAGAAGGAGGAATGAGATAAATGCAAGATACCACATAAGCCTACACCTCCATCTTTAACTTGTCGGGATAGCCTGCACGGTAATCATAGGTCAGGACACCCTCAATATTATCCAACTCGCTCACTGCCTTCTTGTGCGCTGCCGTCACGTTAAAGCATTCCAGGGCATACATTTCCAATGCTGAGAGCAACTGTATAGCCTTGTCGCAGTCTACCTCCAACTGATAGCTTCCCAGCCAGAGGGTAGTCTTCTGCTGCCCCATAGTCTTGGCGATGCTGGTAGAGTTCATCAGTCCTACTCTGGTAGCCTTGTCGAGCCATACCTCCATGCCGTTCAACAGGAAGGAATTGACGGACGAAGAAGCATCGTACTTTTCGATGTAGGCAAGCATCGCCTTCTTCATGTATTCCAATGGCTCTGAGCCAAGACCCTCACTAATCTCTCTAATCTCCTCCATGCTTGCCTGTTCTCCACTCGACAAGATGTCGTTCAAGACAAATTCCATACTAGGCTTGTAGTCATACCGCTCAAGCATGTAATCACAGAGCGAGGACTCCTTTTCCTTCCCATCCTCTGTTTTCTCAACCTGCATGGTCTTAGCCCATGCTACTCTGTAGATGTCTCCATCCAAGACCTTGAAAGCCGCAAAATCGGCTGCTTCACCAAATGTTTTAACCATATTATTACAATATAATTTCGTTTTAAAGTATATTCTCCATTACTACCTTTTTCTTGCTTGAAGAAATGTGGTAAAATAACAAAGTCTAAGTGTTAAATAGAGCACACGGGACGGACATAACGGGCAGTATCCTTACTTCTTAGGGTACTGTTATCGCTGTAGGTCCAATCAAAATCCCATGCAATTCCACTAGAAGCCTGAGTGGAAGTCCAGTGGGAGTCGGTTCGTTGCATCATTCTTCCGCCGATTTTTTCCATTGCTTCAACTATTGCATTCTTGTTTTTATAAGCATCATATGCTTCACCAAACGACCATAAATAGCCTTTTTTGCCGTTCTTAAATGTATAATTGCGACAGCTCTCTGCTGCGGGAGCATTACCACTACCGAGTTGTGCAATAATCTTATCAGTATTCGCTTCGCCAGCATAGTCATGTTTTGCTACTGCAGTATCTTCGGTAGTGATAATCCCAGATACAATCCCGTTCACGCCCCATTCTTCTGCACTACTTTCTATATATGTAGGTGCAATTATAAACTTACTATTCTCTGTACATACATATACACCTACTGCCTTGCTATTATTTGCAGCATTCCAGTTTTCAGAGAGCGTAAGCTGTCCATCTGTATCGTATATATATATACCAAGCGGAATCTTATTATAAGTCATTATGACGTTCCTACTTGTACCTACGCCAGCAGTATAATGTTGTTTCAATGGCGGAGCGTATCCGCTTACGCCACTTGCACTTACAGTATACGTATTGACCGAAGGAATCTTGAACACAAGCGGTGTTCCCTTCCAAGTCTGTGTCTGGGTTTCGTTAGTCATCGTATTCTTGACGGTCACAACAACACCGTTCAGCTTGCTATCCGATGAAGACAAGTAGCTTTTGAGCGTCACCGTCACGGTCTCATTGTAATCGCCTCCACTAATCTCTCCCCACGTAGCCTTGCCGTTCGATATATTATACAGCTGATAGAACTTATATCCATGTTCAGCAGAAGAGTCTGCTACTCGGCACATGTATCCTACCTTGAACGAGCGTGTCACTCCATTGTCTGTAAATGTGAGCGTGCTTGATGTAGGAGCAGATGAGAGCGTAGGAATCACATATTCCGTATCAGTGAATTTGGCATTCGCTGGCACATTTGCATAGACGGTATGACCATTAACTTTGGAAGCATTATCCGCAATTGATGCGCTCGCTGCTTTTGCTGTTTTCTCAAGATATTTACTGTCTGCATCAGCAGTTTTAAGATATGCTGCCAAACTTTGATGAGAGGTGAGGAATCCACTGTCGTTAGTGAGCTGTGATACCTTAGTTGGTATTTGCGAAGTCTTGGCATATCCTGCGAGAGACTGATGTGAGGTAAGATAGTTACCCAAATCCACAGGTGTGCCACCAGTGGCAGGAATCGTCTTAATTACACCATTAATCTTAACACTGTGAGTGTGAGTTTTATCACTCTTTCCGCTAATATCTTGATGTGAGGTAAGATAGTTACCTCTAGGCTGATACTTGGCGGCTGCGTCAGCATCGGTGATATACTTCAACCCCTTGACCCAGCTCTCAGTTGCATATCCTGCGAGAGACTGATGTGAGGTGAGGAATGTTGCACCTTTTACAATAGCTAACGTCTTTCCGCTCTTTGTGATTGATGTCACCGCATTGCCCGAACCGCTTACGTTTATAGCATTTACGTATCCGTCAAGCGACTGATGTTCGGTAAGATAATTGCCTATCGGCTGATAGGTCTGTCTCGCAATCTCACTCGTAAGATACGCTGCGAGGATAGTTGCAACCTCCTTCTTGGTATAGGTATCGGTTATTCCGTATCCTTCGAGCGTAGTTGACTTATCAGCTTTCTGAGCGATGGCTTTCTCGATTACCTTGTGAAGATCATCATCCTTTGCTAACTTATCAGCAATCTCTTTCAACGTATCAAGAGATTCTGGCGCACCACCAATAAGGTCAGCAATCGCCTTGCGGAAAGAACCATCAACCGATGATGCACCGTTAATGATGTCAATGGTGGCTTGCAAAGATGCTTCCTTTGCGGTCGCACGCTGCACTTCATCCGTAAGCGATGTTCCTAGTGCATACTTACTGTGAGAGTGTGATGTGATGTCGCCTGTAAGCACAGCTTCTACCTTTTCTTTAGTAAGCTGATAGGAAGAAGAGACGGACACACCGCTGTCAATAAACTCGCCCCGTGCGTCATCATATATCCACCAGTTTCCGTTCTGCACGTAAGGGGATTTTCCGTTTTCTCCCTTGTCACCCTTTACACCTTGTAGACCCTGAATACCCTGCTCACCTTGGACACCTTGCTCACCTTGGATACCCTGTTCGCCTTGGATACCTTGCTCTCCCTTATCGCCTTTGTCACCTTTGTCACCCTTTACGTAGATATTGCTCTTTACGTAAGATTTTGTGTCCTTATCCCACGCATACACATAGTTATCTTCGCCTATATATGTAGGATGGTTGGCAGTATCATTAGCATTATCTGCGGCATCAAGAGCTGCTTGCTTAGATGTTGCAAAATCAGTCTCTCGCTTTGATTCCGCTGCCACACGACCTTCCTCTGCCTTAACTCTCAATGTCTCGGCATTGGCGATGGAGGTGTTTGTCTCGCTGGCTTTTCTTGCTTCACTGTTAGCGTTATCGGCAGCTTTGTTCGCTCTGTTTGCGGCATCAATGGCTGCTTGCTTCTGTTCGGTAATATCCGTGACGGAAGCATCTACTCTGTCAGCAGCTTCGTTGGCATTCTGCGCTGCGTCCTCCGCAGACTTCGCCTTTGTATCGGCATTGGCTGCGGATTTATTAGCCTTATCAGCCGCATTGTTGGCATTCTCGGTCGCAGTATTCGCATTCTCAGTCGCAGTATTCGCATTCTCAGTTGCGGCATTGGCGTTATCGGTTGCGGTCTTGCATGCTGCGGTCTGTTTCTTAGATTCCGCAGCAGCATCGGTAGCAGGCTTCATCAGCTCTGCCTTGTCACTATCCGTGAGGTCGGCAAAGCGGAGACGGATACCTCTCGGAATACCGAGATTAAGCTTGTAGACAGGGTTTCCGTCTGTGTCTGTGCCCGAAGAAGACACGGAAGCGGTGGCATTCGCATCCTCGGCTAGGGTAGTCACATTGCCGATAAGGAACTGAGGGGTCTTGCCCGTAAATCCTCGGAAACCGCTCAAATCTACAAGATAGGAATAAAACTTCTGCCCTCGTTCGTTCAGAGCGACTACATAAAGTTTGGCGTTATCCTCGTCCTCCACATTAGCGGTATTGATGAGGATGAAATCATTCTCGGCAAAGGTGTTTACGTCCGTAGCATTCATCGCTGAAACGGAAGCGAATACCTTCTTAATCTGAAAAGCCTTTCCAGTAAGGTTCACGTCCGTCTTGCTATAAGCCTTGGTGGTTGTATCCCATCTGTAAAAGTATCCGTCCGCGTCTACATAAGGAGGGTGCTGCGCTACACCGTTAGCATCTGCTGTTGCTTTGTCGGCAGCCGCCTTTGATTCCGCAAAATCAGATTCACGCTGAGTCTCTGCTGCCACACGAGCCTTTTCCGCATCTACCCTTGATGTTTCAGCCTTAACACGACTGTTTTCCGCAGTAACACGACCGTTCTCCGCAGTTACTCTACCTTGCTCGGAATTGACGATGTTTTTATACGCTTCTATGAGGTCTGTGATAACAGGACTCATCGAAGTATAGAGTGCAAGCATACTCCATGTAGAGCCGTTATCATAGCTCACTTCAATACCCTCATTTCCACCTCGGAACTTAGGTGTCACACCCTCGGCTTTCACGCCTGTAGATTCTCCACCTATCACCCAATTACCATCGCTGTTGATGGTAGGCTTAATGCCTTCGCTGAGATAAGCTCTTACAAACTCGGCAGGAATTTTGACCTGCAAGCCGCTAGCTGTGTAGACCCAAAAGAAGTCGGTGCTCACCACTAGGCGTGAAGCTGTACTGAGCTGGCTGGCTATGTCATTGATTTTTATTTCTGTTGCCATAAAATTATTGATTTAAAGATTCATTGATTGCCTTGCTGACAGCTTCGATGAAGCAAGGAGCGGTGGTTTTCTCCACCAGCCCATTGATGATGTCTAGCTCTTCCTGCGAGTAGTCGGTTTCATCACTTCCGTTCCACATCTTGACGGCAAGAGCCTGTCCTGCCAATCCCAAACCTGCACCCTGAGAATAGATGATGTTCGCAATCTGCTTGCGTGCGTCTACTACCTGACACTGGCTCTTGTCGAGTGTCACGAATACTTCGAGATGTTCTAACTTAACTTTCATATTCTTTGCTTTTTATTATATAACAATATTTTACTTTTTAAGAATCATTACTACATTCAGAGAACCACGTATCGCCATCAAATACAAGCTGGATATGCTCGTACCTTTTGGAACTCGTGAAGTCTCCAGATCTTCCACTTGCAGTATAATAATTAACTCCAGTAGGTGCTTTTATTGTAACATCACCCGTTCCTGCTCTTATAACAGTAAAAACATCTCCTGTTTTAGCACCTGTTGCAGAAGTTGGCAAAGTTATCGTGATGCTAGATGAATTGTTGCAGCGGATACACATTCCTGACGCATAAATTGAAGCATTATTGCGCAAATCCATACTGTAAAAAAGTGGGACAATAGGAACACGGAAACCAACGAATGTACCATTTTCCATTACAATGCCAGGGTATTGAACACTAGTATTGGAAGTACCAACGTTAATATGGATTCCTGCCTGAGTTGTAGAACTTTGAGTAACAATACCATAATTTACGACAGATAGAGCAAAGTTATAACTATCATAGGTAAAACTCTTTGCATCCAGAACCACCATGCGGGTAAAGGTATTTCTTTCCTCTCCAATAACTAATCGTGCATTGCTACAGACAAGATTATTATCTTCCAGTTTGAAGCCGCCAATCTGTCCGCTCGTAGCCGTAATCTTACCCGTAATATCCGCATCGGTCGTCTTAAATTTGCCACCCCTAGTGATTGAAGTAGTAGCCGTGCTACCTTCAGTACCGCCTATCCAGAACGCGTAATCTGCATTATTCTGTACCCAACGGAATGAACCGAAGATATTATTACCCTCCATCAGGTTAAACTGCTGCCCCTGAGCAAACTTCAGAACCGCATTTTTGGCTACAATGAGAGGAGAATACATCGGACCAGCATCACTCAGTTTCGTCCATAGCTTATTTTTGTCAGAGTCAACTGCCGAAGGGTCGAATGAACTACCCGTAGCCGTATGCGTAACGTTGCATTGATAGATAGACCAGCCATCGTTAGCATTGTTATCCTCAATATATATCAGGTCGATATACTTTTGTTCCTTGGTCAGGGCAGAATCATTATGATACGTTGCACCGCTCTTCCATCCTTCGGAATTTCTGACGATGCAGCCGTTCTTGCCCATCTTTCCGGCTTCGGCAAAGTTGGCTACCACAACAGGCTGACTCCAATCGTCCTGAACGGAGTCAGTACCATGTTTTCCTGCACGAACAGACTCCCAAATGAACCTGTTTGTAGACGATACTGCTAGCCGTTTTGCCGTCCATCCTCCCTGCAAGATACCATTTGTACGGTAAGGCTTGGCTGGCACTGACGTATCGTTAGCGGTAGCGATATAGGCGCGCTCCATAACGATGGCTTCAGCCTGCATCGGCATCGCCTTGCTCCAGGTTATGTTGCCTACAGCATCTACGGTTCCGTCGGTACGCCATAAGCTCTCAGTAAGAGCTATCATCGATTGCCAGGCAAAGAGACCATAGTCGCCGTAGCTATCTGTGCCGCCATCCTTGAAATATCCGATGAAGAAATAATATTCTCCTGCATCAGGCATGGATAATTCAGCAACAAGACTCTGACCATCGCCGCTTACTACATAGGCATACTCTGATCTGTTGAGATATTCGCTATCTTCCTTTATCTGATTGCCATCACTATTGATGACCTCAGACGGCAGATAGAGACGAGAGATACATACCAGGTCCCAGTTGGTTTCAGAATAAGACTTCATCATCACTCTGAGATAGCTATCTCGGAAATGGTTAACAACTTTAATACGGCGTATGCACTTGCCGTTGTTGCCAAGAGAGGAAGGAGTCTTATAGAAAGTTTTCTTCTGCTTGATACCATCTAACAGAATTTCACTTTCTTCTGTTCCCCATGCGTTAGTACTGCTGTTGTACCGGTCGCTAATCTCATCTGTTGTAATCTTACCACCCAGCACGATACTCTTACCCCCCGTAGATGGAGCCGTCTTTGTCCAGCCGCTGCCAATATCATCCTGCGCTTTATCATAGTCGGCAAGCGTTTTCGGGGTAGGAAGAACTGATGGTTCTGAAGCTGAAGACTGATAGCCTACGATGAGACCATCGCCATCCTTAGCCTTATACCCCTCGCAGGATACCGTATATTCAGGGTCACCCTCAGTATAGTTGGTTCGGACCACCTTCCACAGCCAAGGCTTGTCGTCACTGAAATCTTTCGGCATATCCGTACTTCCATAATACCATATTTCGTTAGCATCAGGAGCATCCGTCAGAGAATGCCATGCAATAAACTTCGTTTCCTGACTGATGATACTTCTAGGATAACGATTGAAAAGCTCTGGCATCGAGAACTCACCATCACTGCCAAGTTCTCCCCGCTTATAAGCCACGAAAACATATCTTTTATCCTTTGTTGGAGCCATCATGTCATCCTGCCATCCATCAGTAAGTTTTCCGTTTGTTCGCTTAGGTGCAGAGAAATCATTATTTAGATAATTAGACTGATAATAGATATACTCATATCCGTCACCATCTGCACCAGTCACGTTTGGCACTACCTTCACGGTCACATAGTCTATATAGCTGAAACCATCAAGTGTGCCTGTCACTTTGAAAACTATAGTCTGTGCAACCATGCCGAGTCTCGCACCTTTTGCACACGATATAGAAGCCGTATTACCACTTATGGAATAAGACACATTAGTAGTATTTGCCCTGTCTCTAACAACTTGACTTACATTACAGTCCCTTCCGTCTGCACGAAGGCTAAAATGAATATCCTCGCTGAACGCTGCCAGTGCCTTGCCATTACTGTCAGTAGGTATCGTAACAATATCGTCCGTAGATGAAGCCTTAGGCGCATGCTTACCATCGGTAGCGATATAGCCGATAAGCTGTGCATCGGAATAAGTCGTTTTACCGTCTTTCCATACTATCTTATCACGACTCCAAATGTACGTTCCCTTAGAGGCATCAGTAGGATAGGCATCGTCCCATGAAGTAGGCTTATCTTTGTCGGATGCCGATGTACCATATTGCTCTGTTACCGATGCAAGGTCTGAACACTTACCAATGCAATAGATGCCAGTGAAGGCTTCATCATTATTAGTATAGGTTACCTTGTCGGCACTCCATACATAATCATTTGCATGTGTCTCAATTACGACCTTAGACAGGGTATTATAAGTGAAGCTGCTAGGCTGGGAAGTCATGGATTTTGACAAGCCATACCATGTGTTTACACTTGTAATGCCTATGCCATCCTTCGCCTTATATCCCTCACAGGAAACCACATCGTCCGTAGTGCCATCAGTGTAGGTTGTTCTGATAATCTTCCACAGCCAAGGATTGCTATCATTGAAATCTGTCGGCATAGTGGTAGAACCATTATTCCAGATTGTTGTAGCAAGAGGAGCAGGAGTTAAAGAACTATTGGTATAGAACCTCGTTTCCTGCTTAGAGATACTCTTAGGATAACGGTTAAAGAGCTTCGGTGTGGAGAATGTACCATCACTTCCCACTACTCCCTTCTTGTATGCTACATACACGTATTGCTTATCTACAGTAGGAGCCATCGGGTCATCCTGCCAACCGATTGTCAGACTACCGTTTTTTCGGCTTGGTGTTGATATTGACGATGCAGAGCTTGACGAAGAGAGATAGTAGATATACTCATATCCATCTCCGTCAGAACCCGTCACGTTAGGTACTACCTTCACGGTCACATAGTCTATATAGGTTGAACCGTCAAGCGTGCCCGTCACTTTGAAGACAACGGTCTGCGAGGTAATACCGAGTTTAGCACCTTCCTCGCACTTTATTGTAACTACATTGCTGCTGATAGAGCAAGAAACATTACTGAGCGTAGAACTGTATTTTTGGATAGATGAGATATTACATTCATGCCCATCTACGAGAAGGCTAAAACCAACTTCCTCTCTGAATGCCAGAAGAGCATTGCCATCGCTGTCTGTCGGTATAGTGACAATATCATCGGAAGACTTTGCCTTAGGCGCATGCTTGCCGAAATGTGCATATTCCGCAGGCTCAGAAAACGCTCCCCAATGACCGTTTGTAGATACTCGCTTGCTTACCCATTCATACTGGTTCACTGCATCCACACCCGTAGGATCATCCGTCCATCCCAATGTGGTAGGAACATAATCTGTGCGCTGGTATTTCTCGTTTGTCGCATAGTCGCTAGGTGTAGGGTTGGAAGGAGCTGTATCTTGCAACTTAAAGATATACTCAATACCCTTACCGTCCTTACCGTACGCAAGCACTGGAACAGATTCCTTGTCGAGCATGTTATTATTACTGTCATAGAGAGCGAAAGTAACCATCTTGTCTGATGCAGACACAGGTACATCTGTTCCGATACCTACAGAAGTCGTAGCATTCTCGCTCTTTCCGTATTTCAGCGACATTCCCGAAGGGAGGGCAGTCAGCTTGTAACGCTTGTCGTCTGACGATGTAGCATAGACATCACAGCTTATGGAATTAACTGTAGTGTTTCCGTCCTTATCCACTACGATGCTGTCCGCAGAAGGTATCAGCTCATAGACTACGGTATCAGACGATTTCAGAATGGTAAGCTCCCTTGTATACTCATAGTTTGCGCCTGCATATCTGCCAACAACCGTGATGTTCATCTTCGTAACCTGAGCAAGGGTATCGGCAGTAAGGTTATCCGCATCAATGGTAATCACCTTCGCCTTGCCCTCAATGCTCATTGAAGTTTTCAGACCAGCTACCTTAGAGATATTGAGCGAGGAAATCGCCCATGGCTCATTGTGATAAAGCAATGACACCTTGGTCTTGATAGGCAAGCCGATATACTTAGCTGTCTTGGTATTCCACGCCACCGATGCGCTCTCGTTACTGAGGTCGCACACCATAAAAGGCAGGGTATCATGCTGAATACGGATAGGCATCTGCACCATCTTCGAGGTCTTGCCTTCCAACTCTACCACAATCGTTACCATTGCATCCGTAGCCTTGCGCATCGCATCATAGTCGAAGGTGGCATCATCTTCTGTTCCTGCCACTCCGTCCTTGATATTGCGTATTGCGGTGACAAAGATGGTAGAGTTCTGCACCATCACCTCACAATCTTCGCTCACGGCATGCACACGATAATGTCCTGCTGTTACGTCCTCAGTATTGCCATCCTCTTCGAGCAATATATCCATTCCCTTGCGCACGAATACAGCCGTAGAGATGCGGTATTGCTTGGTAGTCTTCGCCTCGTCCTCGGTATAGAGACCATTTATGACATTGCCCATATCATCTACCGTGATGACGCTTTGGTATTGAGACAGACTTACATCATAAGCCTTCGCCTCCTCACGCAAGTCATCCAGTCCAGAAAGACCTTGCAGATAATTAATGTTACCTCCGAAGTAGATGTTGTCTTGAACATAGATGCCATTGCCTTCAGGTCGCACGGTAGAGCCATCCTTCTTGACAAGGGTAAGACCGCCAAGCCATCCGTATCTAGCGACTCGGTTCTGCGACTGCACTTCCCATGTACATACACCGTCCAAGACTTCGATATAGCTATTTCCTCGTGAAGAGAAATACATGCTACTCTGACGCTTCTCATCGGTGAAGCTACCGTATTGAGCAAAGTCCATATAGGCGCAAGGGTCTGGAGTCACAGAACTTTTCTTGCCATACTGGAAGACGAACTTACCCTTCTCGCTTGTGATGATATGAGTCACGTAGAAATAGGTAGAGAAGAAGCCCTTGTGCTGAACGAAGTTGCAATCGTCCAAAGCTCCTTCCTCTATCTTGTCTGCTCCATGCGCATTGTCAATGTCGGCATAGAGACCACGGCAGATGTCACCAACCTGCAAGGAACCGTAATCGTTCTCCTCAAGATGCAGGGTGATAGTACGATTCTTCACGTCCACGCTCTCGATAGTACCATATCCGTTCGTATTCCACTGTTCTGCTTTGGTTACGGAAATCTCATTGAAAACGAACTTAGGTGCTGATATGAACTGACGGGCATAGATGCTGTTTGCCTCTATATTGCCCTTCTCATCTATCTGAGCACCCTGACCGTAAAGACCAGAAGAGAAGTTGTTGGTAAGAAGACGGAAGAGGATAAGAGTACCATCAGCCGACCATTTGCTGTTTCCGTCACCAATGTTCAATCCTTGCATGAACTTCTGCACCTTCTCCCAAGTTACAGTGCCCTTTGCGGTATCATCATTTATCTTCGAAATAAAGTGTTTACTTCCCTCTGTCGCAACCTGATTCTTGACCTGTGTAGTTGTCAAGCCTGCACCAGTTCCTCCATTCCCGCTTTGAAGAGACGAGATCTGCTGCTGCATCTTCTGGATAGTTCCAACCTCCTTATCCTCGCGAAGAGTTATATCGTAGGTAGGAATCTTTCCATCTTCTTCCTTGATCGTGAGCTGGTCGATAGAGATGATTCCTTCGATATTGAGGTCTGTATCATTGAAGTTCATCAGGTCGCCTGCCTTAAGCGTATCGTGGAGGCTCTTGATAACTCCGGTTTCGTCAGCCTGCGCCAGATCGTGCTGTCTTGCCATGAAAAGCTCATCAACCTTAGGCTGATAGACATATCTTGTGTAGTCATTCTTATCAAGGAGCGAAATGGCATACTTAAGGAGCTTCAGTGATGCGGCTTTTACATACGAATCAGGAAGAGTGATGCCGGTAAGAACGAAATGGTCTCCACTCTTGATCGGGTAGTCCTTGTATGGGAACCACAGCTCAAGAGCATCATCCTTGCTCCTCTCAATAGTAAGTCTCCATCTACCATCAACCTTGGTTGAGGATGCCACTTTGAATGTTCGTCCGCCGCACATACCATCCTTCATAGAGATAGAGAAGTCATCATCCTTAAGGTCGTTAATATCGAAATCGATAGCCTTATTGAGGTATATGTCGATATTCTTTACTGTTTCGTTGTCACCAAACCTTCCGTCGTCGTCAGGAGCAACACCCTCATCAATCTCATCCACACGTACGCCACCGATTTCCATTTCCTCGATAGTAGGGTAGATTTCAATAACTCCATTCGTCTTATCATCAGTATCAAAGAACTGCGATGCAGAACGGAGTCCAATCTCCTCTATATTGAGAGAATCGATGTATGGTCTATATGGATCAGTAGAGAATTTATGCAGTTTTCCGGTTGGATTCACATACTTCTTTTCCTGTTCAGTAAGCGAGTCGTAAAAATTACTCAGCGATACGTGAGGAAATCCTGGCAGCATAAGCCTGTTTATCGCCATATTGTTCGGAAGATTCTCCGCATACTCTTTCATCGATGAAGGAACAGCCTTCTTGTTGAGACCGGACGTGATATACATCTTCGTGTTTCCGGCATTGACCTGAGCGATGAATGTGTCGAGTTTCTCCTTTGATTCCTCGTCTCCGCTATCTACCTGTCCTCCCTTTAACTCGGAGTAGAACCTGCATTTGCCAGAGCTGCCAGACTGTGTTACATAACCGGTAATTGTAGTCTGAAAATCGAACGTTACCTGAAGACCCCATCCGTTAGACTGCTCCTGAGATTCACCGGAAACGACGTATTTTCTCTTATTCTTGAAATACGTCTCTATATAATCGATGTCCAATTCGAGTTCAACATTCGTGCTTGCCCCGATGACTTTTGTAATATTCGCTACATACTTGATTCCGAGGTCCGCATAGTAGTGAGAAGGAAGATTCTTCTCTGAACCGTACGCTCTGAGTCTTGTAATAACACTCTGATCAGAATCAGCGTTCTGCACAATCTCGTAGAGTCCCTTGCCGAGACCATAGGAGAAGATGTGTCCGGCTTCTATTCCGGTAGTACCGACATAGATGTTTCTTCCTCTGACTATGAAGTTCACATCCCACTTCTCGTTCACGAGTGCAAGAGCATCCCAACATTTCTTCGAGTCGACGGTGATGGACATTGATTCGATGACGTTATCGTCGGTTTTCTCTCCATAAACCGACAACCACTCACTTTCGAGGGCTCCACGCTGCACGGACCGTTCCTTGTTTCGGGAGTAAATCTTCCAAAGACCCGCACCAATCTGCTCGTCGAGGTTCGCCTGGATCCTGTCGAGCAAATCGTCCAAAGTCTGTACGAAGAATGGGAATTTCGGTAGGGAAGTGTAGTGAAGCTCATTATCGTTTAATACCACATCGAGGAACTCTGCTCTAGCAAGCTCGTCCTGCAATGCGTTGAACTTTACGCTGTCATATATAAAGCCCTCACCGTAGGTGTCAGGTCTTGCCTGCTTATCCTTGCCCGGCTCGTAGTTGAGCTCAAACCGCTCGCCACGATAGACAATATAGTCGCCTATCTGAAAGTTGATAGGCACTTCATGCTTGAAATTGATAGTCACGAAGCACTCACCCATCCAAGAATCGGAGTATTCCAATCCATGAACGGTTATCTGCTCTCCGTTAACGTCTGTCAGCTTCGAGCCATCCTTATGATAAATATTCCAAGTACTCATGTGTCTTTATCCTAAATTTGAAATACTGCCCTGTGCGTCCATGATTGGCTTGATGTCAGTAACAGGGTCGTTAAACTTGAAAGTAATAGAGAGGACTAGCAAGTCCTCGTTATCCGGATCCCTATATAGGTTTGGATCAATATCCTTAAGTCTTACATGCTGTCTTCCGATTCTATTGAAGTCGCAATACATCTTCATCATGCCTGACTTGCGGATGTAATCAATAAAAGCCTTACATTTCTCGTTAGCGCCGAAAGCCTCACCGTGGAACATAAACTTAACCTTATTCTCGTAGGCTGCCATATAAAGTCCATCCTTTCCGATATATTCGTCATCACCATGCTCATCGTGCCACTCCCTTTTCGCTGGTTCCTTGACAGAATCACAAGGCTTGAACGGACTCTCGCTAACGTACATACCGAAGTCGGCGATGGAGTCCTTTACCTCGTTCCCATCGCCTTCCTTCTGCATGTATATCCTGAAATAATCTTTCATACCTTAATTCAACTTTTTATAATTGCAAATATACAAAATAATACATAAATATGCAAGAGATATCCGATTAAAAATGTATAAATATACAAAAGAGGGCACAGAAATAGATCCACGCCCCCGATTATTACTTCATCTTCAATGATTTTGTTCCGTTAAGAACTCTATTGAAGTTGTCGTTATACTCAACGAATATACTTTCAATCCTCTCGGCCGCATCCGCATTGCGTAACGTATTTCGAGCAATCGCATTGAGTTGTGTCAGCTGAGACTTCGCGATCTCACTCATCTCTGGATAGTACTTAGCTTGTTCTGCTCTCATGACAGAGCAATCGAGCCTAATTGCGTTGAGGTATGAGGCAATCAAGTCTCCGGCCTCCTCGGTAATACTCTTGACTGAGTTCCTTGATGACGAACTGCTGTTGTCGGACCATCCATATACTTTCTTAAGATAGTCACGAGTAGCTTCTATCTGCTTTGAGAGCTCATCTGTGCTGTTCTTTACGTCGGCATACTCGGCTCCTGTGTATTCTGAAATAACATTTCCGTTGGAATCCTTAATCTTGTCACCATTCTCAGCGTACCCCTGAGTCTTCTTCAAAAGAGCCTTAATCTTGTCTCCATATTTATTCTCAATCATGGAGTTCAAGATGGTCTTCTTCAGGTTGTCCTCAAAGTGCTCAACGAGATTATCTGACGAATTCTCCATCGTTGCCATTGCGTCACCCCAGGAAGACACCAAGTCCGAGAACTTATTACCGGTAAGCTTCTCTGTAATAGCATCAACCATATCGTCAGCCTTCTCGCCATACTGAATGAGCTTTTCCAGATAATCCCTAAACTCAGAGTCCATGTTAGCCCAAAGACCAGTATAATCCTTCTTGATTTTTGACAGGGTATCGGAATTCATGTTGAGCATGTCTTCCATACCGTTGAACTGAACGCCGTACTTTGAAGAAATCTCGCCGGCAACATCTCGCCAATTCTGACCATTGTACTTGTACGAACCCTTCCACATTCGATACCAGATGGAGTGGGAGCCAGCAGACGAACCAGAGTTGAGCCTCTTTTGGGCTATAACCTTAGTCTGCTCAATCTCGGCTTTGAGCATTTCCTGAGCTTCCTTGGATGCATCTGTAGCCTCAGTGCCCCAATGGATATTCATATACTCAGTCTTCTTGGAGATGAGGGAATCCCAAATGGATGTAAGGTTGTCGTACTCAGCCTTCGCCTTTTCGTAACTGCTGTAGTCTGCGCCGAATGCCTTGATGAGAGAACCACCAATACTCAACGCTGCGGAAGCGGCTGCCGCGTATGGACCAGCCCCCTCTAGGAATCCAAGACCCTTCATTTTACTTAGGGTGTCAAACGCTCCAGCTGTACTTGCTGCCGAAGAGAATGCGCCTGATGCTCCACCAACAATTTGACCAAGGATTGAATCCTCTTCTCCCATAGCCTTAAACAGATTGATTACCGGGTCAAGAACCGTATTGAGTGCCTGCATCTTCGTCGCAAGTTCAGAGATTGCTTTAGACGAGTCGGCGTACGCTGACTGCTGATCATTCTTCAGACTCGCCTTTGTTCTTACGCCGCCTGCGATACCAAGTCTAGAAGCCTCCTCCTTGGTGACGAATATCTTCGCAGTATCGCCCATGCCGCCAAGACGCTCATTTATGAACTTCCCGATAGCCTTACCACGATTCACTCCTCCGAAGATGAAACCGAACGGATTTCTGCTAATCTGCTCATTTCTGAGCTTATCTAGGGCATCTCTGAGTTGTTTGATGGATTCTACAGACAGACCGGTAGTCATAGAAAACTGGTCAATCTTCTCAATCATCGAGTTGATTGTTGCCGAGGATACCCTATCGAGGTCATCGAAGATAGCAACCCAATCAGATTCCTGCTTGAACTGTTCAAACTGGAGCTTTGCCACATTCTCGTTGTGAGTTTTTGTGGCTCCGGTCTTGGCTCTGTCTCTCATCTGTGGGTCTTCGATGCCCTTGATGAGGTCAAGCTGTCTCTCGTATTTTCGGTTTTCATCCTCAATCTGCTGGGCGATGGTTGCATTCTTTTCAATCAGACTAGCCATCAGGTCGATGGTCTCCTTCTTGATCTTATTGTTCTCATCTTCCAGCTTCTTGCGGATATCGTAAACACGAGTCTCCTCGCCATACTTATCCTTGACATTTTCAAGACTCATTCCCTTAACCTCGTCCGTAGTCAAGTTAAGTCCGGACTGAACGTTGTCGTGCTTTACCGCAATATCGAGCTGCGCCTCCAGGAACCTCTTGTATGTATCAAACTGAACAGTTCCTCCGAAAGCTATGTTTTCTGAACCCTTCTTGTTTCCTGTCAGCTCATATATCTTCTTGTATGTCTCATACTGCTCGGATATAACATCAAGCTGCTTGTTGAGCACATTCAGCTCATCTCTTCGCTGGTCTTCAAGAAGCTTTCGGTTTTCAGTCTGAATACCGACCTTCTCGTTTGCAGCGTAGTCCAATCTGTCCTTCGTTGACGCAGGGAGAGTCTTCAAGAGCTCCTTGATGGAAGTCTCGTAGTTGGTATAATCAGAGATAGGGAATCTCTTCTTGTCACCAAAGATAGCCTCAAACTCTCCGTCGTTTGCTAGTTGACCGAGAGCACCCTCACCGTAAAGTTCCTTGAACTTCTTGATTTCAGCGTACATTTTCTTATACAAGTCGATGCGATCACGGAGATCCTTCAACTGTTTATCTTCTTTGCGACCTGAATTTCTATTTTTCCCTTTCGGAACCTTATTGGACTTCTTTCCGCTTCCGTCATAGTCGTAATAAAGCAAATCTTTTGCGGCCTGCTTTGCCGTCTTCCAAGCCGTATAGAGCTCATCGGTTTTTTTTGCTTTAGAAGCCTTAGCAGAAAGATACTCGTTCTTGGCTTTATCAATATCAGACTGCGCTGAATTTCTAGCGGAATACCAGCTATCCTCTTTGCCCCACTTTTCTGCAAACGCTTTGTACTTTCCTGATGTCTCGCTCATAATGAGACCGCTATATCTGCTTGGTATTCTTTTCACAAGCTCACTCTGCAAGTTATTCAGCTTTTCGCCACCGTCAAGAACGAGCCTGATAACAGCCTGGAAGTTTGATGCAGCAAGCATATTCTGAAGAGTACGTTCCAGTTCCGGATATTGTCTGATGAGACCGTTCTTGGCATCATTCATCAGCTCTTTCACCTTCGCCTTCTCCGCGTCGTTAAGTGGAATACTTGCCTTTATCTTCTCGCCAATCATCGGGAAAGACTTATCAATCAAAGCAATCATACTATTAGATACCTCTGCCTGTAGCCATGCACTCTTGTCCCCACACCCGAATGCCTGTAAGATAGATGTTCTGATAATATCAGCCTTATCCTCTGGAATACCCATTGAGGAGAATATACCACTCATAGCCTGCATCGCGGCCTCACGCATTTTTTCATCTTTCCCGATATCGCCGAACCTCTTCGCAAGCTCCTTCTTTAGTGATTCTATATAGTTGTCGTATGCAGTTTCATTAGCATACAACTCCTTATCTCCCGTGGAAGCGTCAGAGGCCATAGCTGCTACACGCATCTCTTCTCTCTTCTTGAAGGCATCAATAACATCTTCCGTTGCATCACTCAAATCCGAATAATAGCCTCTGTTGCTGAGCTTTGCGCTAGCAATATCATTGGCTTCTTTTAGCAGCTTAATCTCTTGCTCAAGATACTTAAGACGATCAGCGTGACTTTTCTTTTCTTCTGCCGTCATCAGCATATTCTTGTAACTATAAGGGGCAAGTTCTTTCAACTTTTCCTTGTAGCTATCAATCATATTGTCAATCTCCTTTGTGTCGCCACCGGATATTGCAATGTTCACGTTGTTATCACGGAGAAAATCTCTTATCTGCTTGTTTTTGTCGGCAATCTCGTCCTGAGTCTGCTTTATCTTTTGACTGAGCTCCTGATATTCACTGATAGCGTATGTAATGCCAAAAGTAACAGCAGTAATGATAAGGCCAGGTAAACCTCCTATAGCTGACCAGATTCCAGCTGCAAGAGTCTTAGCTCCTGTACCTATAACTCTAAATGCAGCCAAAGCCGATGCCTGGAATCCTGTCCACACATTCTTTACAGAAGACAAAGTGGTAGTAAGAGACATAGAACGCATTGTCGCTAATGTGCGCAACATTTCCATCCTAATAGTCTTCTCGCCGGTCTGTCTCAGCACAATACCTCTATATATGCTATATTGCTCGGCTGTGATTTTGCCAGATAATCGCAACTGATTGAGCTTCTCTGTCGTCAATGCTCTAGCGTTAGCCAGTGCTCTCAGGTCTGCTCCTGTAATCTGATTCTTCGTTGCGAGAATCCTTTGCTCTATCTGTGTTAGTGCCTGACCCTGCAACACCTTATTCTGAATATCAGATGCGAGATTTGCCTTATTCGAAAGAAAGCTGGAAGCCGTATTGCCTGCCGCCATCTTCTTGAATGCGTAACCTGCGAATATTGCGCCAATAGGCATCGCAAGAGTGTGCAGGGACTGAACCAGAGCAGTTGCTCCATCAATGGCGGTCTTGAAGAACTTACCAACGAGCGCATCACCACTCGCAAACTCGGCAAGCATGATTTCCCAGGCATCTTTCAACTTGTTATATCGTCCGAGCAAAGTCTCACTCAGAACCTGCTGCATATTATAGAACTGACCGCCTGCATCTGTCATCTGCCAAAAGATAGACTTCACATCATCGAAGCTAACCTCTCTGTTTGAAATTCGGGTCTTAATCTCTGATGTTGAAACATTTCGACCCTCTTGCTTAGAGTAAAACTTTGACAACTTATCAAGCAAAGGAATGCCGGCGTATGCAATCTGACGAAGTTCCTTGCCATCGAGCCAACCGCGAGCCTGTACCTGGCCAAACGCCAATGCGATACGGTCAAAGCTAACACCAAGACCGGAAGACATATCCGCAAGCCTCTTGGTTGTGTCATAGAGCTGGTCGTACTCAACTCCATACGCAGCCAACTGCTTAACATCTCGGTTCAACTCAGAGAACGTAAATGGCGAATTAAGAGCGAGTTCCTTAATCTGATTGAACATTGTATTCGCATTCTGCATATCACCAAGGATTGACTGGAGAGCAATATGCTGCTTCTCCATCTCACCACCAGTAGTGATGATGCTCATAGCGAACTGCTGTGCGCCGAACACAAGACCTCCCTGCAAGAAAAGTGACTTCAAATCCTGTACGGTTGAATTCAGCTTTCCTGCATGACTGTTGGCTCTCTCGAAGCCGCGGACCAAATCAGACTGAACCTTTGCAGCCGTTTGAGCAATCTCCTGTTGCCGCTTCTGTTCAAGTTCAATTCCTCTTTGAACCTCTCGGTTTACTGCTTTCTGGTCTTGAAGAACTCTCGAAGCTAATGTAGTATCATGACCGCTACCGATGTTGCCAAGCTGGCCAAGATAACCCTTCCATCCTATAGGAGACGAAAGGCTGTCTTTTATATTTTGCAGCTGTCTCATTATAGAAATGAGTCTATGTATTTCAGCCTCCGTCTTGCTTACATCTGCACCGATAGAGATACCCCTGCTGTATTCCGAACGAAGCTGACGAACCTTGTTGCCGAGAGAATCGTATCGGCGTTCGGTGTTCTTCAACTCGTTCTGACGCTGCTTCTCATTTGCTTTTGCCTCGCGTGCTGCGTCTGCCTCGTCTTTCTTTCGCTTTTTCTCAGCATCTTGTTCTGTCTTGTATCTTTCTAAGATAGCATTCTTTACAACTTTAGCATAAGTCTTTGCTTCATCTATAGCATTGAGATATCCGGCACTCTTTACGACATCAGATGCTGTGAGTCCTGTGATAGGATGAATACCTCCGTTATTCCTAATCTGTTCTAATTCAGTCCTGTATTTAGACAGCTCTGACAACGATTGCCGTATGTTATTCGTTGAATCAACACCAAACATCTGTATTCCTTCACCATTGCGTTTGTTGATTTCGTCAATAATAGAAGATAACTTATGAAGTTCTCTCTCTGCCTTGTTTGCCTCAGTGGCAACGCTGTTAGGGAATATGTTGAATCCAGCACCTTCCTTAGACACCTCTCCGAGTATGCGTCCTATTTTGTACAACCCGTCCTGGACAGACTCCAACTGCTGGAGTTTTTTCGAACTAAAGAAATCTTCGCTTGAAAATACGCCAATGTTACGACGTAATTCTTTAACGAAGTTGTTTAGCTTTTCAAAACTACGACCTCCTTTATCTCCAATACCTTTTGTTGCTTCGGATATTGCTTCCAAAGCATTCTGCGCCTGCTTACCAGTAGCATCAATCTTGTTTAATTCTTTGGTAATCTTTTTGGTTTCATCTTCAATTCTCGATTTGAGAGTGAGCGAGAAACTGAGGTCTCCCATATTTCCACCTGCCATATCCTGAATATTTTAAAATTAGAGTTTATTGTTTAAGTAATCAGCAAGACTTATCTTCTTGCCAACGAGGCTTCCCTTATTCTTCTTTTTCTCCATCCATCTGTCGTAGAGATCATCCATCTCCTTCTTGGTATGCTTCTTCGGACCGCCTTCCTTTTTTGTCTTTGGATAGACGACAAGAGGCTGGTCTGCAACCATGAGGTCAATCTGTGCCGATGAATAGCCCCACCAGTAGTCGTAGGCCGCGATGAAGTACTTACGCTGAAAGAGGAAACCGAACTTCTCCGCTAGCGAGAAGGCTGCTCCCCAGCTGGTTCTGCTTGGATAGCTTTTGCTTCGCTCCTCGTCATCGTCATCATCACGTCCGTCATCCCGGTCGCTAATATGGTAGCCAGTGAGAATGCGTTCGATGGAATTTTTTTTTTAGAAACATCGAGGACTCTCAGTACATCGGCTATATCCACATCATTGATGTAGTAGAGCCAGCGCCAGTAGATCCAATACAGAAATCGTATCTTCCAGATGTTGTTGAGGAGAATGCAGACGCAAATCTTGACGTTGCGCTTCCATTCGTTCTTCTCCTTTGCCCTGATGTGGGAACACCTGCTCATGGTTCCCTTGCGAAGCCAACCGAGCTTGTGCTTCTTTCCACGGAACACGAACTCGGTAGGCTCGTCGTGCAGCACGCTGTCAAGCAACTCCTGCAAGTCCACTGAAGGCTGCTCTATTTTCTTTTCTTCTGCCATGATTGTATGCTATTAAATGAAGAAGGGCGGCACGGCTGTTGATTAGCCTGCCGCCCAACGGTTTGTTATCCTGAATCTAATTACCTAAAGAAGCCTTTTCTCTTGATTAACCGCCAATGCCTGGTTCACCAGCACCTGGAGCCTTAGTAAGCCAAGCGATGCTGCGCATGCCTGCGCCCTCGATAGAACCGGCGAACTTGAATGCAACTGGCTTTGAACCAGTGTCATCCCACTGCAACGTTGCATAGAGGGCAATGTTTGTCACAATCATAAGGTTCTCCTTCTCATCGTCAACGATGACGATAGTACCCTTAATCTTGAACTTCTTAGGCTCAACTGCAACGCCGGTAAAACCGGTAGTAGCATCGAGAGTCGCGTCACCAGTACCCTTCAAGGTAACCTTGGTCAACTCTGTGATTGCATCCTCGCCGAACATGATTTTCAGCAGGTCCTTTGCCTTTGAAGGAACAACGAACTCTACATTGAAGTCGCCGAGCTCTGCGGTAGTTGCCCAGTCACCGGCAAGACCGATAACCTTGTAGTGATTGATGGTAGGATCCTCCATGGTTGCCTTAAGAGAATCAACCTCAACAGGAAGCTCAATCTCTGGTGTGATGTCAACTGAAGCCTTGCTCAAATCGGTAATAGCCTTTGAGTAGAGCAGAGTTTTAGGACCATTGAAAATGTCCTTCATCTTGTCAATAGTTGTCATAGCCATAATCTAAAATATTTTAAATTGTTATACCTGAATACTTATCTAGTACGTAACCTTCCCTGTATGATTGTCACGGAAAAACCTGCGCCGTCGTCAGCCTGGATAGCAACGTTCGGTCTAGTAACGATGATGTTGTCTGTAGAAATCGGGAATCTTTCGAGGACCGCCTTGACTTTCTTATCCATTTCCGCAGGACTGAAACCATTAGGATTCGCCGAGGAGGCCTTATCTCTTACATACACCTCTATCTGGATAGTGGTAGTATAGTCGTTGTAGGAGCCATCATAGTTCATCTCGTTGTTTCTGATTGTGTACGGAGCACTTACGACGATGTAGCTACCTATTTTGGTATCCACAGCCTTAGGACGATTCCTGGGGTACACCTTGTCGCATATACCCTTTACGGCGTTCCCTAAGTCGAAATATATCTGCTTGATATCTACCATAGCTTACAGTTTGTTAAAAGTTGAACTATTGGCGTACACTACGCAGGCATCGAACATATCCGGAAGAGACTCGTATGTGTTGTAAACTGTCTCGAAAATGCGGTTCTCCTTATCGAATACTGCATATTCAACAGGACATATCGCAACGAGCGCCCAGTCCTTTCCTGATGATTTGACTTTTCCGATACGTCCGTATATAAGGTTAGGGCCCCATTGGTGACCACCACCGACTTTACCGGTATAGCCTTTGTTTTCACCTCCGTCGTAGTAGAACGGGAGATTATATTTTTCTCCCTCCGCCAGGGTTACTCTCGTTGGTGCTTTTTCACCCTTTGAGGCACGCACCATGTAAACGAGCTTTCCTTTGTAATACACTGCTGCATAGAACGAAGTATATGCGTTACCGGTGATATTGTAGAACGTCCTGTTCTCTTTGAAATAGTTGACGGTTCTGTGAGCAAGTTCCTGCATAATCGCAAGCATCTTGTCATACGCCAGCTTTTCGACCCTTGGCTTAATCTGATGTTCGAACTGCGCTCCAAGAGACAGACGCTTTCCGCTAAAGTATTTTGCCATAACCTAAACCCTAGTGAGATTCCAGTAAACGACAGTCCTGTTATTATCCGGTTCGCAGTCCTTGACCATACCTACCTCGGTATTGTTGCCGACCGTGGAGTAGATGGTGTCGCCGTCAAGAGGACATCTGTCAGCATCCCATTCGTCATATCTGACCGGAATCGATGCCTTCCTCTTGTTCTGGTCGACGTTTTTGTCTCCCTCTGTAGTGGTATCGGTGTAACTGCGGCCTTCGCCATAATAGAGAATGATTTCCTTGTCCTCACCAACTGGAGCATCATCATCGGCAAACGGGTCATCAGGGTCGGCTTTTCCGACGACCTTCCTCACGATCTTTATGATGTGAGGGTATCTTGGGTTTCTGATGTTTTCCTTTTCCATACGCCTTATTTGATGATGTGAGGGAGAGGTTCTCCCCAAGGAGAATAATTCGCCCTCTTTACTCCGTGGGAGGTCACCCGGAAGGTGGACTTCTTCTTGAGCATCGAATCAGGCTCCAGCTCTGCATAGATAGCGTTAGCCTCTGCTTTCATCTCGCTCCTGTCGTTATCCGACATGTCATAGCCACCTCCCGAATGAGTCCATCCGTTATCGGAATCGGAGGTGTTGTTCACCTTGCTCGGACCAAGAACAAACCATTTCAGCATGTCGGCATAGGCAAGTCTTACCTTGTCCTTGTCGCAGGCTTCGAGGTCGATGCCATTTTCAAGCTCCCTGTCGTGCATGATGCCCAACAGAGCCTTCATCGGCATCTCGAACTTCACCTTATTAATAAGGTAGTCGTTCACAGTGTAAATGTTCATCTCCGAATCCATAGTCATACAATCTTGTTACGTTAAAGAATTAACCATTCTTGGTAATGTCGATAATCCAACGGTAAGGAGAATCGAGCATGGCAGGAACAGAAGCGAGGAACAAGTCTGTCTTGAACTCCTGGAACATACCGTTCGCTGTGACCATGTTACGAAGCAAACCGAGGCGGTTGTTGGTCTGTGCCCAAGCAACATCCACGAGCTTGTTACCGAGAGTGTCGAAAATTCGCTTATCGAGAATTTCCTTGCGCATGAAACGCAAAGGCTTGCCAGCAGGACGAAGAACGACTGTTCCGTCTGCCCAACCACGAATCTCTGTAACTGTGCCATCGAAGCGCTTGTTGTGCTCAACCTCATCGACAATCTCGATAGGAGAAAGACCGTTGAGGTCAGCAACAGACTTCAAGAACATTGCGTTGTTTGGACCGTAGTTCTGCAAAACTGCCACAAAGTTAGCGTTCGCCCAGCTCTTGTACAACTCAGCAATCTGCTTGTTCTTCAAGAATACGTTATTGTAGTCGTTCTTAGTCATCTGCCATACGAGAGGTACACTGCGGTACTCGATGTTCTTCTTGCGCCAATCCTCCTCAAGCTTGCGCATCTGCTCAAGCAAGTCGCAGTTTGGATCGTTCCAGGCAAGTGTACCCGCCTTTTTGAAGTTCTCCTTTGGAACCTTTGCGTCATACAGAGGCTCCTGGATACCACGACCAATCTTGTCGTAGTCGATGAAACCGGTAGAACTCAACTGGGCTGACATGTAGGTCATAGTCATGTCGAGTGAGTCGTACAATACCTGTACCTTGTCGAGGTAAGCATCAACCAGGTCAGCGTCGTTGCCGAACTCATCCTGGAGAAGCTTCATCTTGTGGTAACGCTCTGTCGCAGTCTCACGGAAGCCGTCAGCAGCGAAGTCTGGAATTGAAGCGGTGTACCACTCAATACCCTCATGGTCGTTCTGATAGCCCTCGCCGAGAGGAGCACGGAGGTTCATCAAGGTTGCAGGGTTCAATGTACGTGTGCGAACCTTGAAGGTTGCATCACCATTGTTAGATGTAGGGGTGAGATTTGGGTCAATGTCACCCTGTGTCAGATACCAGCCGTTGTTACAGCGAAGTACGCCGTCACGATTGACGAACTTCTGAAGGTAAGTGTTGTTACCCTTACCAGTGAAGAACTTCGCAAGCTGCTCGACACCAATATCAATTTTTGCCATAATCCTGAATCAATCTTTTTACGTTAGACAATAGGTTAAATATGCCAGAACTCTGGGTAGAGTGACTTGTTCATCGCCTTGACAGCAGGAGGAACAGGACCCATACGGTCAAGCCACATAACGCAGTCTGGATTCAACATACAGAAGTTGACGTTTGTACGAGGCTTGTGGTACTTGTCGCCGCCGGCATCGAAATAAGGGAAGTCGTTGTCGCTCGGAGCAAAGCAGTTAGGGTTGGTAACCATAGGCAATACGGATTCGCCTGCACTTGCAGCCTCAACCAATACGTCACCTACCTTCAATGCGCCGAGAGCAGCAGAAAGAGTAACCTTCCAAACATCACCTGCGGTGTCGTCAGTCGTAGCCTCAACGGCAGAGACTGTCACGCCCTTTGCTTTTGTCTTAAAGTCCTTCTGACCGACCATGATGGTGTCGCCAGGGAACGGGATGTGAACAAAGCCGTTACGAACGATGTAGATGTCTGTGTCTGTAGCCGCAGCGGTAGCCTTTGCCACGCCGTAAGCCTTCAGAATCTTGATGGTAGCACCAGGGCCATCGTTGCCTGCTGTAAAGCCAAGGTCGTGCTCGATCAAGTCACCGGCATAAATCTTAGCCTGGCCCTTGAATGGGTTGACAAGCTTACCACCAATAGGTGGGTGAACGAAGGCATTCTTGATGAGTGCCTCAAGGCCAGCAAACACGTATCGGGTTCCACCGACCTTACCTTCTGTCTGAACAATGGTTGCGCCGTGGTTCAGCATACCACGAGTACCCATCTGTTCCATGTAGGAAATAGAAGTGTTGTCCATAATCTTTTTACCTTTTTAAAATTGTTATCCTGAAATTACTTCTTGTCTCCACCGCCGAATCTCTTCTTTCGACGCTCGGCCACTTCTTCCAGAAACTTGTCATCATCTGTGGACGTGCCTCCGCTAGACGTGCGACTGCCTTTTGCAGGAATACCGTTTTCACCGGTAGCCTCCTTGTACTCTGCGGTGTAGATCTTCTCAGCCTTAGAAACCAGGTCGTCGATGTTGGCATCTTCGTCCGGAATCTCCAGCTTTGCGATTGCAGCATTGAGGAAGTAGTTCTTCATTTCAAGGTTTGCCTTGTCGAACTTATCCTTCAAACCTGCCTTTACAGACTCGATGGTCGCCTTCCTTGCAGCCTTCTTGTCTCTTTCTGCGTTAGCTTCCTTGAGGGCTTTGATTTCTTTGAGAAGCTCGTTGTATTTGTCGTCAGGATCGCCATTCTTGGCGGCCTCCTTACGCTTGCGCTCCTCTTCCTCTTCCTTCTTCTTGCGTTCAGCCTCCTCCTTGCTCTTCTTTACCTCGTCAGAGATATTCTTGTGCAAGTTGCCGTTGATACGCTTCAGACGGTTTGCTAACTTGGTAACCAACTTGGAATTTGCTTCCTCGTCATCACCGAAATCTTCCAAAACATCATCAAGTTCCTCATCGATGGTCTTTTGGCTAAGTTCTTTGAACTTGGTGGTATCAACCTCCTTGTTCACTAATGCTAAGAGTTCCTCTCTTGTCATGTTGTTTTTTGATTAAAAATGTTATCCCGAAAGTGGTCCCTCCACCTCGAAAACGTATAAATATACCTTTTATTTTGCAAATATATGAATAAATATACAATTATCAAAGAAAAATTGTATATTTTTGCAGTATTAAATGTATATTTATGCAGAAAGATGTATTTTCAGGATTAAAATTGGATAACGGAGAGCCTATTTACACTCAAGAGTATATCCAATCATTAAGAGACGTCGACAAGAAGCATCCCGACAAGCTGAAGATTATAGCTCAGCGTGGCGGTCAGGAACGTATGCTGTCTATAGACGCTGATATTAAGATAGTTGGCGGCTCGCGAGGCGGATCCAAATCGTTCTCATCCCTAATGGAAGTTCTGAAAGATATTAAAAATCCGGATTTTCATGCAACAATTCTTCGTAACGAAAAAGACGACTTACAGTCCTTAGTGACAGACTCTTATAAATTGTTCTCCCAATTTGGAACTTACAATAAGTCGCAAAATGACATGACCTGGAACTTCGATAACGGAGGATGGCTCAAATTCTCGTACTATGCTGGAGCCTATCAGGACTTCAAGACACGATTCCAGGGTCGCCAGTATGCCTATGTCTGCATCGATGAGGGTACTCAGTGTCCATACAAGAAGTTCAAGTACCTATTGACCAACAACCGAAATGCAGCGCATATCCGAAACCGCTTCTGGATTACCTGTAACCCGGACCCGGAATCTTGGGTGAGAAAGTTCATTGACTGGTGGGTTGACGAGAACGGCTACATCATACCGGAACGGGACGGAGTTATACGATACTGCTTCATGGATGGTGATACACCGGACTCAATCTACTGGGGTAACACAAGAGAAGAGGTGTACGAGCAGTGCAAGGGCATCATCGATAGCCTCTGGAAGGACAGCTACGAGGAACTTGGATACACAAAGCTCGAAATGTTCATCAAGTCAGCGACATTCATCCGTGCAGATGTATCTGAGAACATCAAGCTTATCTCTACAGATGCGTCATATCTCGCTAACCTTGCCCAGCAGGACGAGGAACAGCGTATGCGAGACCTGGAAGCTAACTGGAACTGGAAAGCTGCCGGAGATGACATGATCAAGATGGAAGACCTTGATGAAATCTACGACAACTCAGAACAAACAGGAGACGGAAAGCGCAGAGCTTCTGCCGATATCGCATTCACCGGCGGCGATAACTTCGTGATGTGGCTCTGGGAAGGATGGCACTGCAAAGACTTGGTTGTTCTGAGGCTGGACTCAAAGACTCTTGTTTCGGTAGTTGAGGCTAAGCTGAGAGAGTGGGGTGTAGAAGAATGCAACTTCACTTACGATATGCAGGGTATCGGTCAGTACTTCAAGGGATTTTTCAAGGATGCCGTCCCATTCAACAACCAGGCAGCACCTATCGCTCAGAGCCATCAGGAAGAGGAAGGAATCAAATACCTTTACAAGGACTTGAAATCCCAGTGTGCATTCCTGTTCTATAAGATGATAAAAGAGAAGCAGATTTCCATCGACTCAGCCCTGCTTGAAAGAAAGTATTCCGGAAACGGATTCGACAAGGTTCCTCTCAGACAGATCCTTCAGAAGGAGCGTAAGATGCTCAGACGTGACGAGAATAGCGATGATAGGGGATTCAAGCTATTACCTAAGAAGATTGCCAAGAAATATGTCGGGCACTCGCCTGACTTCTTTGAATCTTGGTTCTACGTAATGATATTCAGTTTAACAAAAAAGAAAAATAAAAAGGTAAAAGGATTATGGATGCTATCAAGGTAACAAATTTCAGAAAGATTCTCGTAAAGAAGCCTTTCTTTGAACTCACGCCAAAGGGGTACATGACCCACGATGGCTATTGCAGGAACGAGGTGTCCGATAATGAAGACCCTCAGATGCCGCAAGATACATTGTACAGAGTGATTAAGACTCAGAAGGACTTCCTTCGTGAGTTCTATCCTACGTCCCACAAAATCTTCGACAAGGATCTCTACCCTGACATCTGGAGAAAGAATCCGGAAGACGGGAAATGGTATGTCCAGGAGATTCAAAGAACGGCATTTGCTTTCCAGCAGGTTATTCATACGAAGCACGTTCTACACATGACAGGTAACGATATTCAGTTTGAACTTGCCGGTGATCCTGAGATAAAGAAACAAGAAGCGTATATTAAGCTCCTTGCCAAGTTCAAGAAGGGATGGTATATGCACGATATGGAGATTCGTCACTATGAGGCTGTAAGTTCGTACATGAAGGTTGCTGAGGCTGCTGTAGTCGGATTCTTCGATAAAAACAAGAAATTCGGTATTCGCACATTGGCTTTCGATAGAGGAGACACATTGTATCCTCAGTTCGACCCTCTTACTGGTGAACTCGTTGTGTTTGCTCGCAAGTATTACGACTTCGATGAGGAAGGCAATGAAAAGATTGAATGGGTAGAGGTGTGGGATGACAAGACATTCTACCGCTTCAAGAAGCAAGTTAACGAAGGCAAGGTCAAGGAGACTATCAAGAGAATTGCCAAGATATTCGGAATCGACGACTACACTTGCGTTGAAGAGAAAGCTCACGGCTTCCCATTTATCCCTGTTGCATACGTAAGAAACGATGACGGCCCATGCTGGTCTGTTGTACAGAAGAACATCGAGGACTACGAGGAAGCTTTCTCTTATCTCTGCGAGAACAACAAGGCTTACGCCTTCCCTATAATGAAGTTGAAGGGCGATGGTGACGACATTACCGTTGTTGGAGATACAGACGGATCGGCTAAGATGATTCAGATTACCGATACGAATGGTGATGCTGACTTTATTAACGGAACAGACGCTTCCGATGCATTTGCGACACAGCTCAACAAGTCGTATGACCTCATCTATGAGCTTTCGTTCACAGTAAAGCCACCGGAGCTGAAGTCGGGTGACCTTCCGGGCGTTGCCATCAAGCTGCTCTATTCTCCTGCTATCGAGGTTGCTGAGAACGATGCTAAGAAGATGCATCCGTTCCTGGATCAACTTGTTCGTATCTCAAAGTATGGTATCGGAGTTGAAGAAAACTGCATGGCCACTATGACAGGTCTTCCTATTCACGCTTGGGTGGAAATCTATGTGCATCAGAATAAATCTGAAATAATTACAAACTTAGCTACAGCTGTTCAGAACAACTTCCTCTCAAAGCAGACTGCATCTGAGCGTTGCCCAGACTTCCCGGTTAACGATGAATACGACCGTATCATGCGTGAGAAGAAAGAGGAAGACCAGCAGGACCTCCTTATGGATATGCAACGTGCGGATAACGAGACCGAGAATGCTATCGAGGAACAGAAGGCAACGGCGAAGATTCAGAATGGAGGCAGCGGAAACGTACGTACTGGTCGTGGCGCTGGCAGGCCGAACAAAAGCGGTACAGACTGGGATGAGAACGGCAACTGGCCGGGCCGTAATAACTGGAAGACCGTAAAGAAGTAAGCTTATGGATGAGTTAAAACGTTCTGTCGATTACAGCAGGAAGCGCTTGCAGGCAATCCGAAACTGCGAGGACCATGTTGCAGATATTCTCTGGAAATCAACACAGAAGATAGTTACCGCAAGCAAGCGATACAGAGGTGCGGGCAGGCTCACAAACGAGTCAGCCCTGCTCTCTTACGCCAAGAATGTTACTGCTGAGGCAGAGGAGAGTATCAACAGCTACATCTCTGCCTACTCAAAGGCTTCGTGCAAGATTCTCGGGATTGACAGCGAGAACATAGAATCGTTTCTCGTCAGCGATATCTACGGAAAGACGACATCCGAAAGAAACGCCGTCTATCTCGGAAACTTTGCGGAAGACATCGTTAGAATGATTAAGGCAGGAACTCTGATGGGATATTCAGAACAGCAGCTACTATCTTCCATCCGTACAGGCTATAAAGACCCATATCACACATCAGTTATCACCAAAGCGAAGAGAAAGGATATCAACATCGATGTTCCTTCTTACGGAAAGGGCTACTACAAGAACGCCTATCAGAATATCGTAAGAAACGCTTCTCAAGTGATTGCTTTAGCGTGGGGACAGGCAGAGCAGGAGTATGGGCAGGAGAATAAGGCTATCGGATTCTATGTCAAGAGAGGAAGCGACTTCCCGTGCTTGATTTGTCAAAACGAAGCCGATGCCGGACTCCATTCTTTCAAAGATCCATACCCTCCATTCCACGTTTCATGTTGTTGCTACACAGTATTTGCATTTAAGGATAATAAAAAGAAATAAGATTATGATTGAAGAAACAAAAGGATACACGTTATCCGTCGATACATACAAGAAAGCGAAGGCTCTTAAGATGAAAGATCCTCGCTATTATATCTACGCAAGTCTCCGCGGTTCGGGGATGTCTGTTCGTGACAGCTGGGCCATCGCATTCCAAGGAGAAGGAATAGGTGTGTGGGAGAAATCATTCCTCGAAAACGAGATGAACAAGCTTGAGGCCCAAGAGTCCGTTCAGAAGAGAATCGCAGAAGTGCAGGGCAAGAAAGTGAAGAATGAGAATAGTGAAGAACTTACTGCTGAAGAATTGGCTAAGGCTACTTCGAAAGAGCAAATTCTCAAAGACCTGGTATTGGCTCAGCGAAAAGCCAAGTATGGATCACCTGAGTGGCTCAAGATAGTTGCATCCATCGCAGACTATAACAAGATTAAGCAGGACGAGATTGATACGGAAAACAATGTGGTCCATTACTACATTCCCCTGTCAATGCCCCGATGCTGCGAGGACTGCATTATCTTTAAAAATGGCCAGGCGACCTTCCAAAAGAAGAAGAAATAGTTAAATTCGTGTTAAAGTAACTTTGTTTTACTAGGATTTCAGCAAAACAGATTACCTTTGCAAACAGTCTTATGTTTACAGATTCTTTCTGTGAATCATAATTCGAAATTTTGGTTAATAAGAGGGGCAGTGTCTTCACAGATGCTGCCCCTCGCTTTTATATATAAGTTAGAAGAAAAAAATGTAAATTCAATCAGGGATACTTCTCTCCGGTGATGAGTTCAAGTGCAATTCGCACCTGATCTTCAAGCATATCGTCATTAAACGTAGGAAGAACGCCGTATGATGGCAGTTTTTTCGTCTCTGCGGCCTCCAAAATGAACTGGAGTGCCTGTACTAGGGAAGTATGGTCTTGAACGACCTCAAGCAACTTATCGCTCATCCTTGCCTCCTTCCTTCTTAATCTGTTCTGCCATCTCAAGAATAGTCTCGGCGTGCTTATCGCGGTCGATGACTTCCTGTACGGCATCATCGCTCTCCTTGCGAAGCTGCTCTTCTGTCTTACCCTCGTCGGCAGCAGCGTTCATCCTCGCAGCCTCACGAGCAAGGTATTCGTCACGGAGCTTCAACTTACCTGCCGTATATTCTGCATCGCCAGGCAACGATGTATCCGCATACATAAGCTGGGCAAATGACTCGATGATGTTTCCATTGTCCTTGGAAAACTCATAATGGTCTCCTACAGCAACAGGAACACACTCATCGAGCGCAGCGTACATGGATGTACCGATAGAGTATTCAATACCCCATGTGCCGGCAATGTTAGCAATCTTGATGAAAGGCAGCGAGCCTCTCTGTAAATGCTTCTTGATATCAGCAGGGATATCCTCTCTGAGTGAAGCAACTTCTTTCTTAGACAAGCTCTTACTGAATTTCAGCACGGTGAAGTGTCTTGTCTTAATAGTCTTTCCAAATGGTAATGCCATGATAACAATATTTTAAAGTTCAACTTTTATTTCCTTATACTCGAAATCTGTGCAAGATGGATTCTCTTCTGAAGCAAACTTCTTCTCGGTAGGGTGGCAACACTTGCCATCCTTGAAGAAGAAACAATCCTTGCACGTATATACCAGCGGAATAATGTCTCCGCAAGCATCATCGTCAGGATTTACGTATGTATATAAGTTTTTGCCCATGCAATATGGGAACTCAAAATTTTCTTCATTAAACAATACGCAGTCCTTACAAGTGTAATCAGTCTGTTCCATGTTTCTTGCGTTTTTGATATTCCATCAATGTCAAGATACAATAGTTAGCGCAGTCAAGAAGAGCATCTTCCAATGGCTCATTAGCGACTTGCGCCTCATTGTCCTTCAACGTCTTGATACGATTCACTTTCTCTCGTATCTTTCCGTAGCCGTAGTTGATACCAAGCTCATCATACATTTCGGAAAAAGCATTCCCATAATCACGATTTTTCTTGATGTATGTATCATGCAAGTTATTGAGAATATTTCCATGCATTTCAATGTCGGAATTTATATCTATTTTATGATTATCGGCAACTGGTGCTACTATATCGAACTTTGTACCAAACATCATAATATCTTTCTCGCGAAAATGAGCGAAATACTTGTAATCTGTGCTAACAGATGTACATATATAAACATCAGCATCCTTTCTCTCGGCATTGAACAGAATAGGGGTGTTGCCGTCCTGAATACCTATCGGGTCAAAATTGCATTTTAAGCAATCATTTCGTGTGATGTAAAATCGCAGCCCAACCTTAATATCTTCTTTCTTAATCATAATCTTTATTTTTAATTATGTCTATAATATCCTGCTCTTTAATTTTTAGAAAGTTGAAGAAATTGATTTTCTTGACACTTCTTACGCGGTGAAATTTGCTCAAATCAGCTCCGTAACAGTCTATTGATAGAGTTACTACTTGATCTACGTAGTTTTCGTCTGGAGCTTTGAATGATGCCAAGAACCGCGTGTTCTCAACGTTGATTTCTTCAACCATTCCGCAAACCATACCATCATATTGAAAGACCTTATTTGCGAATTTTCTCTTTTCCTGGCCTTTGAGGTTTTTGATAAAATATGATGCGGGTGCGATAAACAAATTTCCTTTATAACATTTCATAAGCTATTTATTTTTGTAAAATTCTATTATTGTATACACAAGAACCGCAATATATACGGCAAGTAACACATATAGAGGGATAACCGTTCCACCTCCGTAATGAGGTTTCGGTTGTGCTATTGGAACGTATGGGATGTATGTAATCATACGCTATTCTCCTTTTGTATGCACGTAGCCACAGATGCCGACGTACATGATGTATTTTAAGTATTTAAACATTTTTCCAAAAATCTACTATATGGAGGAAAATTCTCCGCAAACAACAAATCCAAACCAAGAATGTCCTTATGGTTTTTCTTCACTTCTTCTTTGCTAATTAGTTTCATCATTCTCAATCTCAATAAAATCTCCAATACCCAAACGAGCCTTGTTGATGCAAGACGCAATCCAACCTATCAAGTAAGCAGAAGGCTCGCCGCCGTGTTCCATACCAATATCATTCTCGATGTTATCGCAAGCATGAGAAGCTTCATGGCAACAAACCCTCATCTTCATAGAATCCTTGCTTGCAAAATTAATAAATGAACAAAGCTTCTTATTCGCCTTTTCTCTAACTATATCGTAGGTTATTGCGTCATAATTAGAGAAATCAACCTTCAAAACCTCACCTTTTCTACCTTCAAAACACTTATTGGCGTCTTCTTGGCTCATGCCAATAGCGACACATAACAATCTCGGATAGATAACAGGGTCGTATTCATAATATCCTTTCTTCTTCATATTCTCAACTATTTCTGTTTTGATACAATCTCGATGGCAGACAATAATGTCTTCTCGCTGATACCTTTTCCACTACCAACACCATCTTTCTCTATTCTTTCAAGAGATTTCTCAATAGAGCAAAAATCATCCTGAGAATTACTCATAAAACCATCAAGTTCTTCACTTACACTACTGATACAATCGTTGGTTTTTTTAACAATAGCTTCAAGACGACCGAAACACTTGTCGATATAATCCTTCAACCTTTCTTCATGCTCTATGATAGTTGCAGAGTTTGAGATTTTCCCATCCCCCCAGTAATTATCTACGCGTGCGTAATAATCACCTTTTTCATCGCTGTGTTTTTTGCCAGATACGACTCTTAACGCAACGAAATTTTCTCCATCCATTACCGCATACACTCCTTCTCCAAATGGATATAGTTCGACTTTTTCTGCATCCTCCCTAGTTTCGCTTCCTTTGTATGCGACCTTTCCTAAAACGCTAACTCTAATTTCCATATCTCAACTATTTATTATGTAATCTACCAATATGCCACTTTGAACAAACCTTGCATAAGTAAGGATGCCAACCAAGTGCCTTTAACTTCGGATTTTGATTCAGAAACTCCCAAGCATCATCCTCAGTCTCGTATGCAACCTTCGCCTTCCAGGAATGAACCTTCTTAGTCCAATGCTCAGGGTCCGGCTTAAACGGAGGTACTTTATTAGGATTGTGATGTCTTCTCATAGGCACTTGAATGAAACACTGTTCAACGTTCTGTTCACCGCGACCTCCCTCTCGTTACACATGGTCCTCATGCACTCCAGGGCATCCTCGCGAACAGCAGTCATAATCTCGCTCATCGAAGCAGTGGCCGGAACAATATTCCCGTCAGCCTTCTTCTTCGTGATACGGGAGATAATCTCCTTGATATATTCCTTGTCTATCATAGAAATCTGTTTTATAACCGTTAATCATCAGGCTGAATGAAGCTCTCGGGCTGCTTGATGTCCTCCTCACCACGCAATTTATTCTTCACGTCATTGATGAGAAGCTCCTGCTTCAGGTCAATCATCTGCGCGCCGTACACCTGATACGTCATTCCTCCCTGTGACCTCTTCTTGAAGAAGCCGTACTTGTCGCTCATATCACGCCCGAACTTCTGAATCGTAGGGATATCCTTCTCCTCGACATCGTTGGCCTTGCAGAACTCGACGAACCTCTCGTACATCTCCTTGGCAAGCATGCACTCCGAAATCTCGCCCCTCGCCTCCCGACTGCACCTCATATCATACGCCCTTATCCAGGCATATATAGGATTGCTTCCTAGAAGAGAGATGAGCAGCTGCCTTCTGCTTCCCTCAGCTGCCGGGAACCTGTACTTCCTGCTCCTCAGCTCCATCGCGCCACGGAATATCCAGTTGAACACTCCGCTCAGCTCCTCACGGATGATCTTGCTCGCCAGCTCCGGGTCCTGCCTCTCCTTAGGGATGGTGACATCGAAGCTCACGTACTGCAAGCGTCTGATGAATCCGAGCGAAGCATCGTCTGGGAACGGAAGCTCATTGAGGTTGAAGATGAGGTAGGGGATTGAGTTCCCCTCCAGGATATCCCTGCCGAGCTTTCTCATCGGGACAGGCTCTCCACTCACAAGTCTCTTGAACATACCGGTATTCTTCCTTCCGAACTTCTTCGGGTCGGAATCGGAAGACCAGTTGAAGATGGCGTTCCTGATGGGATACCTTCCCCTCATTCCCTCGTCACCGTCGGCAGTGAGGTCGGCGTAGTCCATCTTGCTTATCCTGTCCTTGCCGAATATGTTGCAGGCAACGTCGAAGATGACACTCTTTCCGTTGGCTCCCGTACCTATAAGGAGAAGACAGAGCTCAATCTTCGATGATTCCTTCCCCTCGTACGGATTGTATGCAGTACCTCTCTGTATGAGACCGAGACCAAGGAACATCTGGAGGATCATCCTTGACGTCCTGTCCGGAAGGACCTCCTTGATGAAGTTCATCCACCTGTCACACTTCGCCTTCGGATTGTAGTCGTAAGGATGATAGTATGTGACATGGTACTCGGGAGAGAACGGCATCACGTTCGGACACTTCAGCCCGCTGCCGAAGTCAACAACTCCGTTGGCGAATGCAACGATGTCGAAGGTAGGTCTCAGTATGTTGTAGCACTCTATCACCTCCATGAACGACTTGTTCATCACCGTACTTATGCCTAGCATCGGAGCCATGGCCAGGTCGAGGAGCAACAGCTGGTAAGCCTGCTCAAGGACTATCTTCGGAACAACTTCGTATATCTTGCCGTTGAACATGTAGTACGAACCACCATAGTACTTCACCGGAGCCTTCTTCGCCAGACGTCTCATTGACCTGATGAAATTAGACTTCAGCTTGTTGTACTTCTCAGAGTTCGCCTTGCCCCAGTCCTGACAACGGAGCTCTTCGAATCCGTACTCGTCATGTCTCGAGAGGTCAAGCAGCTGAGCGTGCAATGTGTCTATAGCAATACCATTTTCCATTTATGTACAATAATAATATTAATTTTCCGTTATTGTGTAGGATTACCCCCGATAAACAGGGACTTTCTGACGGATAACACGTGTCAGCTCGTCCTTACAACATGTCGACTATAAAATATCGACAATACAAAGATAAGGAAAATATCCTGAATATACGCTAAAACACTAGTATATAAAGGGTATAAATATACATTTTGGATATACATGAAATGAATATTAGATATACATTTATGGTTTTGCTCACCAATATAGAAGTTGATGTTGCCAAATATTAAAAATAGGTAGATGAATGAATATGCATAAATATGTTTTCGGTAGCAAAAGTAATTAAACCTTACAAGTAGGCTAAAAATCGGAAGAAAAAATTTTTAGATGAGGTTACTACCACGCTGATTTATAGCTATATAAGGGGATGTGGGGTCTATAATAAAAATATCGTACAAATTATGTTAGTTTACACTATATAAACCATCGTGAAACAGCCATTTTTACACTTTTTAACATTTGTTGGTTTATATAGTTTATAAATTATTGTAACCCTTTAAATATCAGTCACTTATAACGTATTTTAATTCTTTATTTTCGTATAATTATACACCGTGGAACACAAAAGATTATTACATATTACTTGACCCAATAAATCTTTACCATATTTATACATGTATAATTATTCACGGTTTAACATAATGAATACATTTTAACCAAAATAGTAAATAAGTATTACATATATAGTTAAAATTATATATCGTTAACCGACACTTTGGCAGTCATAACTATCTGATTGCTAGGTAGTTACGTATTTGTAAAGATTAATGTTTATTAAGTTAAATATTTAACAAATACTGCCACCTTGATTTTGTAACTAGCTGATAATTAAACACTTAAATGTATGACACGGTGTCATGTATGTTAAATTAATTAAATCTTAACAAATGCTGCCATTCTCTGTAATTGTTCCAAAATACATAACTAACTGATAATAAGGTACTTACAATATGTTAAACGTAATTTTATACTATTTTTAAACTGGTTGTTTGGCATTCCTTTTGTTATTATATAGGTAACAAGGGGTTTTCCTTGTAAACCATTTAAAATAAATAAGTTATGAAAGAAGATTTAACCATTAAGGGCGCTCAAGGTTACGAGCACAGCAACACGAAAGTTGCTAGTTATGTAAGCGAGTGCAAAGGTAGTGCAACACTATCTCAGTGTTTAGATGTACTTAATAGTTACCGCAAAAAGCTATTAAGCGAGTGTACCAACAGCGAAGTAGTTGAGGCTAAAAAAGCCCTTGAAAGTGCACGTGCTAACTACAATAAGTTAGCAACAAATTACGTGCTTTCTGATACTGATTACTGCAATCTACAAACAGAAGTTGTAAGAAGTGCGGTTAGTGAATATTCAAAAAAGCATAAGTTACCAAACTTCTTCGCTTGGTTTGACAACAACAACAAGGACGTGCAAACTACAATCATAGATAGTTTACAGCGTTTGGGCAGTAAGTTATGTGCTTTACATCAAGCATTTGCAAGCGGGAACAAGGTAGCAAAGAAGAAATCCGAAACTATCTCAGATTTGCAGAAGCAAATAGCAGATTTGCAAGCTAAACTAGCAGCTGCACAGAAGTAAATATTGGATAGGTAGCGAAAAACTACCTATCTTTTCCCCTACATTTTCCCCACTGACTATCTAGTAGTTAGCCAGTGGGAAATTTACACCGTACAAATTCCGTGCGGTGCGGGTCGTCGTATCCTTATTTTTCCCCACACAATTTGGTAAACCTTGTCGTGGTGTGTGGGCTTAACTCAGAGAGAGAATTTATTCTCCCTCAGGGGACTAATTGCCAAAATTCAAGAGAAGTATCTCAGTAAATCGAGAGTGCGAGAGGCACACCGAGATGGGAGAGAGTAACGTGTTACTCAGAGACATCCATCCGAGAGATACGCAAAAATTCCTGGCGTGAGCGTCGAATGAGATGAGACGGCACGACGGCTAGGGAATTTGTATCATCTAGCGAGATGAGAGTTTTAGAAAGAAATCATAATTCATATTCTATACGTTTTAAGAGCGTTCGTGTGAAATTCACGAGAAATCGACCCTCTATCGTGGTGGATAGAGTGAGCGACCTATATAGGATTTATAAGAAAATAGAAATAAATTACGGCAACGCGACAACTTACATACCAGTGGGAACACTTATAAAATTCATGCAGTTTCCCTATTCACTGCAAGGAAAATAGGGCGCAACTCAAGCGTTACAGGGGTGGCACAGACCCGCAGCCGTTAAAATGGTGGTACGTTTTCGGCAGAGAATCAAGACAATAAATAACAAGGGGTAAATAGGTGTGTCGTCCTTAGGCTAAATCGGGGCGGGGAGAAATCTCCGCTCTACAATTACAAACCATTTTAAAATTAGAATTATGAAAGAACAGATTTTGAAGAAGAAAGATTCGCTTGGTCTGCCGGAATTCAGTAGCAGAAAATCTCCCTACACTTGTAGGGAACAATAACCAAATTATTAGAATTATGAGTACGATATCATTAGATTGCAGAGGGAGGAGAATGATGGAGCGGTATATTGCAGACTTACAGATAATATACAGCCACGTAGAATTTATGAGCTACAACGGAAAAAGACTTACCGTTGCAGTTCTAGCCTAAGAATCCGTAGCCAGTACGATAATTGTCGTGTGTGGTTACGGAACAATTACCAATAAAATTAGAATTATGACAGCGAGACAGATTATTTATGCAAGTACGATAATTGTGCTTGGATTTATTCAGAGTGTGCCGGCATTATTATGCTTGGCAAGTACGAATATTACCGTAATTCTGCTTGGAATATTTTGGGGAATTGTGCTTGGAATATTCTGGAGAAGTACGATAATTGGCAGGTGGTTCTTCAGGGAGCTGTGGAGATCCACGCTCCGCTTGGAGAATTTCATACTGCCTGGAGTTTAAGAAATTTGGAAAGTACGATAATTGTGCTTGGAAACATTCAGCCTAAAAACTGCCCGATAGATTTGGGCAGTACGATAATATAACCAGTTAAACAAAAGAATTATGGAAAAGTATATCGTAAGAAAGGGCGTACTATCTGCTGCGCTTGTATTATTTACAAGTTTCGTGTGTGGTTTCATTGCCATCGTAGGATTTGTGCTTGGAGATTTTCAGGCAGTGTTATATTCTGCGGTTCTTGAAATGTGCGGTCTGTTTATCATCAGTGTGATGATAGATGCCATCCATCAGCAGATAGAGGATATCTATGACTAGCCAAAACTACCGCTTGGAGATATTCGGGCGGTATCTATTATTAACCAATTAAATTACAGAATTATGAAGAAGAATATTTTCGTGGCATTGTTTGCCGTAGTGTGTGTTGCATTAGTAGTTGTTTCAGTTACTCTGTACAATTGTCACAGAGCAAACGTGATGCTAAGAAAGACTGTTATTGTTCAAGCGAACGAGATTTCAGAGCTTAACGGCAGTTACACGGCAGAGGGAGCTACAACGTTCGTAGGTCTCAGAAAGTAGCCAAAACAGAGAGGAGTTTCCGCTCCTCTCTTCTATTAACCAAATTATTAGAGAAATATGGATAGAATATTAAAGCAAGATTTGAGCAAGAATGAGGTTATAGACCTCTTGCGTGGAATGAACGCACAGGAAGTTGAGGGAAATTTCTCTGTACGTCGTGTCCTGATCAATACACAGGCGTGTGACGTATTCGGTGGAGAACCTGAGGACTCTTATCCTCTCATCCCCGGTACGTACATGGCATTGTATTACAAGAGTATTTCCGGAGACCCGTATCCGTTCTTTGAGAGAATATGTGAAAACATAATAAATGACGAGAACAAGAGCCAGACTCTCCTGAATGGCGATGGCATTATTCTGATTTTCCTGCTCAACAAGTACGAGTAGCCAAAAATGTGCTCAGGCATTTTCCTGGGCATACTATGTAAAACCATTAAACAAATCGAATTATGTTAGACAAGAAATCACAGAAGAATTTTGAGCGTGCGCTTATGCATGAGATGGAGAAGATCAAGATTGCTGCACGCCAGTGGCACAACAACAATACCAGAGGCTACAGGGATTTCCGTAGCAAGGAGGCTATCTCCAAGAGTTTCTCTGAGATTGCAGTATTGTGCATGAGCTGAAATGTGCGTGGCGATTGTCACGCATACTATTTACCAATATTTAAGAATTATGAACAAAACAGAGAATCCTAAATGGGAAGAGAAGAGCAGAGAATATCTGCGCGACAAGATTCTGCCTAGATTGCAGGAGATTCAGCGTGACGTATTCGGCAAGGGTAAGGTAGGGCTGGAGATAGACGTAGAGCCTGAAGGCAAATACATCGTCTGCCATGCCTACACCATCATGTATGGTAAGATCAACAAATACCTTCACCTGCATCTCTCCTGCGTGCTTGACAGAGAAAAGCTGGAGTCTGAGTACAAGAGACTCACAGACTTCATCAAGGAGCATTCAGCCTAAATTTTTGCGTGGCAACAGTCACGCATACAATTATTTACCAAAAATATAGATTATGATAGATGAAGAATACAAGGAGAATGTTGAGTACATACGTTCTACCATCCTGCCGCAGTTGCAGGAAATTCAGAGAGATTTGGCAGGGAATCTGCCTGGCGTAAATTTTAATGTCAGAATAGATGGAGATACCGGATCCGTCTCTGCGCATGCTTCGGTCTTTGATGATACGTGTAAAGTTACAGACAGTTGCACCGCAAATTTCTTTCATGTGGATGACAGGGAAGAGATGGACAAGGAGTACAACAAGCTTGCAGAATTTCTCAAGAAGTACCTAGCCTGAATTTGAGGGAGTTATTTCTCCCTCTCCTATAAACCAAAATGTAGAATTATGAGTAAATGGGTACAATTCTATCACAAGATTAATAAGTTTGACCTTGTAAACATGAGATTCACCGATGAGGTGAGCGTAGTGGAAATGGTGGGTATGGATTCTGTCATACCTATCGACGGCAGATTGAGTCTGTCATCCATACGAGCTGAGATTCAGAAGAAAATCAAGAGTATGAAGAACATCAAGAGTTTCGACCCTTGTGCGTTCTCCATCCTCACCGGTCCTACGATTCTGTGTGCTTCAGAAAGTCCGGTGTACAATCTCTGAGCCAGAACTGGGCAGTACGATAATGTGCTGCCTGCTATTAACCAAAACAGAATAAATTATGAACACATTTAACACAAAGGAAGATGGTACGCATTTGTACCGGTTCTGTTACGTAGAGCCTATCATTGACATCTACGCTTACGACTTGGAGCAAGCAATGGAGCGTTATCTCGTGTATTGCCAAAAGAATGAGTTGTACGGACTGTACGATTACGAGGCTGACGACGAGGATGATATGCACTGCTACACAGACCCAACAATGGAGGACCCTGATTGTTATCCTGCGTATATACGCATTGACTACCTATCTGTTGAGGAAATTGAGGCGTGCGTTGATGCCGGAGGTCATCCGTTTCAGGGAGGTTGGAGAAAGATAGCCTAATCAAATGTAGTCCTCCTATAGGGCTACACTTCTATTATTAACCAAATCAAAATTAGAATTATGACAGACGGAGACAGAAGGTTCCTTGCCAGGCTCGTAGCGAGCCACAAGGCAGTTATCAGCGAGGAGTGTGCGAGAAAGAAGCTCGACAAGAGCGAATATTACAGACGTGCCTCTCGTGTGGACAAGAAAGCTCAGGAGATTGAGCGTGCGTACATACGTCCTAGAAGATTTTAGCCAACATTCTGTGCAGCCTATCTGCACAGAAGCCATGTTTAACCAAAAATACAATAGATATGGAGTATATTAAGAGGACAGAGAACAATACGCGCGTTGACGTGTATTTCGATGGAGAAAAGTATGTATTCATCAACGCATTCCACGGATGTGTGGCAGTTGCTAGAAGAGAAGGACTCGTTGAGTTCACTAATGACGGATACAAGGCTCACGTCAAGTTCAAGGTCGAGAAAACGAGATGCACCATCAGTAAGAGAACTATAGATGGCGTCATCTATAAGATGGAGAACAGATACATGAGCACTGTCGTTGAGTATGAATGGGAGGAGGTTGACAGAGATGACTTGCCTTATGCTGTGAGCGTGAAAGTAGAGGAGCGTTAAGCCAAAAAATCCTGCGTGGAGACACGTAGGAGCTATTATTAACTAAATATTCAAAGGATATGAAAGAAAGTATTTTGAGGCTATGCTGTGGGATTTCATTGTTGATAACAATATCGCCACAGAGGACGAGGTTAGACTTGTCTCGGATATAAATGGCTTGAACGAGGAAACGATGACAGACATTATTTATGCCAAGACAGGACTACGCAGTTACGAGCAGTGTAAAGATGAAGGCTACTCCGGCACAGATGAGCTTGACAGCTATTATTGTCTTGACGAAGACGAAGAAGACAATGAAGAAGAGGAAGAGGATGAAGATGAAGAAGAGTAGTATTTGCCTAAAAAGGTGCGCCCATGTCTGAGCGTGCCTTCTATTGTTTAACCAAGATAAATTATTTGAATTATGGCGAATAAATATCAGATCACAAACCAGAAGCAGCTTCGTGAAGCATTCTGGCAGTTTTGCGACGAGTGTGGTATCGACTACACTGGCAAGAAGACAAAGTTCAACCTTGACTTGAACATGACTTTCAATGACTGGAAGGACGGGCTACAGAAAGATGGTGTAATAAGCGACAAGCTTTGTTTCAGAGCTCTTCTGTATTAAGCCAAACCAATCCTCACTCTCACGGGTGGGGATTTCTATTAACCAAAAAGATTGAAATATGAAGAAAATTGAGATTACGAGAGCTGGTATGGGCGAGAAATGCCCATACCCGAGGTTCAGCAAATTACTGGCAAAAGGCTACATAATGTGCCATCGCTGCAAGTATTGTGCTGAAATTATCAGTGAGACAGAAATAATGTGTAACTATAATTAATCTATAATTATGAGTGAATTAGAGAAAATCCTGAATGACGATTTACTGAAGTGCGAAATCGTTGAGTCAGTAGAGAATCCTGTTAGGCGTGTGGACCTCATCAAGTGGACGCACGACAATACACTCTCTATTGCAGAGGTACGCAAGGATACCGGTAAGCTATATGTCACAGACTTGAAAGCTGCCAGTGGTCTTGAGGCATACAAGCATTTCTACAGAAAATGTGGCGATATCGCCATAATTAGCTAAAACTCCCCACGATAATGTGGGGAACAATTACGAACCATTTAAACAGATGAATTATGGAAAAGAATATTGTAGAAGTTGTTATGAACAACAAGGGCGAAGTTATCGAGAAAGTAGCCGATTATATCGGAGTTGAAAGCTTCGCCAAGACTATCGAGGAACTATATCGTGAGTGCCTTGAAAATTTCGATGACGCAGAGGATTTGGAAGAATACATTGCTGATATGTTCGAAAAGAATATCCAGTCCCTTGCGTGGGAGTTTACCCATAAGGCAAACAAGGAAATGAAGAAATATCTCCACCTTGACGATCAGCACATGGATGGCAATTTCGCTAATCTGTACGAGGATTACCCTAAGCACGTTACAGGTGTTTGGTGGGCATCAGACTACGATGGCGACGATTACTACGATTTGTACCCTCAGATGGTTGCCCGTCTTGATGCCGCAGAGGATAGCGAGCAGGCTAGCAAGGACAGAGAGTACCTCGAAGAATGGTATTTCAAAGCCTTCGGTACGTACAACATCAAGTACAATTTCTCGAACGAACTTGAAGAGATTCACTCTATAATGGAGGAAGTCTAA